GCTTATGAGAATTTACCTAAGTGGATGCAACAGGGTATCATAGCATGGAACAGGGGAAGTCTAGAACTAGAGAATGGATCTAAGATTCTTGCTGCTTCTACATCAGCATCTGCTGTTAGGGGTATGTCATTCAATATACTATTCTTGGATGAATTTGCGTTTGTTCCTAATCATATTGCTGACTCATTCTTCAGTTCAGTTTATCCCACTATTACCTCAGGTAAGAGCACTAAAGTTATTATAGTCTCTACGCCTCATGGTATGAACCACTTCTATAGGTTGTGGCATGATGCTGAGAAAGCTAAGAATGAATATATTCCAACTGATGTTCATTGGAGTGAAGTACCTGGTAGGGATGAGAAATGGAAGAAATCTACTATTGCCAACACTTCAGAGGCACAATTTAAAGTTGAGTTTGAATGTGAGTTCTTAGGATCTGTAGATACTTTGATTGCTCCTAGTAAGTTAAGAGCACTGGTATATGATGAACCACAAAAAAGAAGTGCTGGATTGGATGTATATGAGGTATCTCAACCAGAGCATGATTATGTTCTTACAGTTGATGTAGCAAGAGGAGTTGGAGGAGACTACTCTGCCTTTGTGGTTATTGATATTACAGAGTTCCCACATAGAGTAGTAGCAAAGTATAGAAACAATGAAATAAAACCCATGCTGTTCCCTAATATTATATGGGAAGTGGCAAAGAGTTATAATGATGGATTTATATTATGTGAGGTAAATGATGTAGGAGTCAAGATGTCTAAGACAGTTAAGAAGGTTGGTTCTCTTAACTTAAAGACATTGATAGAAGAAGATAAACTTACATTTAAAGACTATGAGATATTAAGTGAACTGACTACCTTTATTCAAAAACACAATTCATTTGAGGCAGAAGAAGGATGTAATGATGACCTTGCTATGTGTCTTGTCATCTATGCATGGTTAGTAGCACAGGATTATTTCAAAGAACTTACTGACCAAGATGTAAGAAAGAGACTGTATGAAGAGCAGAAGAATCAGATAGAACAAGACATGTCACCTTTTGGATTTATTATGGATGGTTTAGAGGATGATACTTTTGTAGATGCAGAAGGAGATACTTGGAAGTTGGATAATGGATCTTTAGAATTAGATAGATTGGCAGGAAATCCAAGTGATTTTAATGCTGATGAATATGGTGATAGAACTTATATGTGGGAATATAGGTAATTGGAATTAGATAAGCAAATAAGATTAGGACACCTATTACTTTCTGATAGGAAGTGTAGAGTTTGTGGTGAAGTTAAAAATTTAATAGATGGTTTTTATTTAACAAGGAAGGATAGAGGAACCTTAGCATCTGCTTATTCATATGAGTGTAAGATATGTACAGTTAGAAGAATTGTAGAAACTAGAAAGAAAACACAACCTCATACTGATTGGAATTATCCAGATTGGTGATGTTCATGGATTGTTTCCCCAATGAAAACATCCAAAACAATAAATATTTTCAGATAAACTGAGACGAGGCTAGACGACATGGCGACTCCACAATTATCTCCTGGTGTATTAACCAGAGAGGTGGATCTGACTGTAGGGAGAGCAGAAAATGTATTAGATAATATTGGAGCAATCGCTGGTCCCTTTGAAATAGGACCAATTGATGAAGCTACTGATATTACTACAGAGAATCAACTGATTAATACATTTGGAAAACCCATTTCAACTGATGCTCAGTATGAGTATTGGATGGCTGCATCATCATTCCTTAGTTATGGAGGAGTTCTTAAAGTTGTAAGAACTGATGATGATGACTTAGTTAATGCTAATGGTAGTAGAGGTCATCAAACACAGGTTACTGATCTTAAGATCAAGAACTATGATGACTATGTTGCAAACTATGCTGGTGTAGGTCAGACATTTGGTTATGCTGCTAAGACACCTGGTACATGGGCAAATAACCTTAAAGTATGTGTTATTGATAACTTTGCAGACCAGACTCTAGGAATAGGAACTACAACATCTGTTGCAGTTGGACAAGGTGTAACAGTATCACTTACAGATCAAGTGGTTGCTGGTTCTGGTGATACTTCAAACTTTACTGGATATCTTAAAGGTATTGTTACTGGTGTTGGAGAGACAACTGTTGATATTAAGATAACAAATAGGGTTACAACTCTTGGTGTATCCACTGCTATAACTTATGCTGAAGGGGATCAAGCAAGATCTATTCTGGCAGGTAATGATGTTAGCTTTATAAATTCATCTGCTGTAGGAGTTACTACAATATCACTAGTGGGTGGCAACTATGCTAAAGACTGGTATGATCAGCAAACATTGGGTCTTACTAACTCTACTGTTTACTGGAAATCTTTATCTCCTAGACCACTTACTACACAGTGGGCAGAAGATAGATCATCTAAGAATGATGGTATCCATGTGGTAGTTGTAGATGACCTTGGAGATGTAACAGGTATACAAGGAAATATTTTAGAGAAGAGTTTAAATCTTTCTAAGGCAACTGATGCAGTTTCCTCAGAAAATGCACCACAGAAGATATACTATAAAGATTACGTAGCACTTTATTCTGACTATGTTTATGCTGGAGACGATCCTTCTGATGGTTCAGATGGATTTAAAGCAGCATCAGACTTTAGTTCTGGATATACACCTATTACTGCTGCTTCTGGTGGTTGGAATAGAAATGCACAGGGTATTACTTTCAATGTTATTGGAAATGACACCTATACATTAGTTGCTGGTAAAGATTATTCTGCCACTGGTGGGTTTACAGCAACTCTAGGAAATCTAATTACATCCTACAATCTGTTTAAGAATAAGGATGAAATACAAGTAGATTACCTAATTGGTGGTCCAGGTCTTGCTGATAAAGCACAATCACAAGCAAAAGCAAATAGACTAATCTCTATTGCTGGTGCAAGAAAAGATTGCATGGCAACAATTTCACCACATAGAACAGATGTTGTAGATGTAACCAATACAGACACACAAACTGATAATATAATTAAATTCTTTAGTTCATTATCATCTTCATCTTATGCTGTATTTGATAGTGGATACAAGTACACATATGATAGATTCAATAATAAATTCAGATTCATCCCAACTAATGGTGATGTTGCTGGATTGATGGTAAGAACAAGTGTTAATTCATTCCCTTGGTTCTCACCTGCTGGACAGCAGAGAGGAATCTTGA